CTTCTTTTGAATCGGGATTCACACCTTCATATATGAAAAGAGTTGAATTGCGATTATGGCAATACATGATGCAGAACAATCCCAGATTGCTTGAAATAATCACTAAAGTGTATATTATAAACGGTTATCAGAGAATTGAAAAATGTTTTAATAGAAGATTTCAATTTCAAACTCTCGGTTGCCGCATGTCAGGGGAGATGTGGACTTCATTGGGGAATGGTTTTTCCAATTTAATGAATATGTTATATTTGTGTCATAAGAAAAACATTAATTGCGATGGCGTAGTCGAAGGAGATGATGGATTGTTTGGTTTAAGTAAACCTGAATTAACAGAACAAGATTTCGCTGATCTAGGTTTTAAAATTACTATGGATTATTCTACTGATATATCAAACTTGAGTTTTTTATCTGTATATCGGAATCCAAACAATGGCCATACCATAGTCGAACCTGAACAGATTACTAGATTGTCATTCAGCTGTCATCCTGACTATTTTTATTGTAGTAATAATAAACTACACCAACTTTTGCGTGCAAAAGCTATGTCAACCTATTGCAATGCTAAATCAACACCAATATTAGGTCCAATTTGTGTAAAAATATTAGACATCATTGGCCGCAATGAAAAATTAATATTTCAACCTAATACTAAATGGTTCAAATTAAAAACTTTAAATCTTGAGAAACAAGATTTTAAAACTTTGAATGTTGACTTCCAGGATAGGTTATTTTATGAAAGGAAATTTGGAATAACTTTGTTAATGCAACATCAAATAGAGGAAAAGATTCATAATGCTAACAAATTATCTGAACTTGAATTTGAATTCTATTTGTATCCGGAATCAAATGAGAACTTATTTTGACAGATTTGTTTAAACCATAATTTTATAGCTTGGGCCGCCATATAAGAGGTAAATTGAGATCGCTAATAAATATCGGTTAACCGACGTCTCATATGACTCAAAGTTACGTGCTCATGTCCGTGGGCATTTAGCGCCTCTATTATGACCCTACTATTAAATTATCATGTTAAACTCTACTGTGTTCATAACCTTGAAC